AGGCTACGAGATGCAGTGGAAGACGGCCAACACGACGAACTGGCCGTACCTCGAAGTGAACCCGGATGTGACCGACGGCGCGGGAAATGTCCTGCCTCTCCCGCAGCGTTCTCAGCCGCCAATGGCGCAGACGGGCCTCATTCAAGCCAAGATGGGCGCTGCCGAGGACATCAAGTCCACGACCGGCCAGTACAACGCCAGCCTTGGCCAGCAGGGCAACGAACGCTCTGGCAAGGCCATCCTCGCGCGCGTGCAGGAGGGCGACACCGGCACCTACCACTACGTTGACAATCTGGGCCGCGCCATCCGCCACATCACGCGCCAGCTTGTCGATTTGATCCCAAAGGTTTACGACACCGAGCGCATCGCGCGCATCATCGGCGTTGACGGCGAAGTCGGCATGGCCAAGCTCAACCCGCAGCAGCCCGAGCCGGTCAAGGAAATCCGCGATCAGACCGGCATTGTAATCGAGAAGATTTACAACCCAACGGTCGGCGTCTACGATGTCGTCATCACGACAGGCCCAAGCTACCTGACCAAGCGCCAGGAGGCCGTCGAGGCCATGGCCAACATCCTTCAGACCAGCCCGCAGTTGTGGCAGGTAGCGGGCGATCTGTTCATCAAGAACATGGACTGGCCGGGCGCGCAGGAGATGGCGGCCCGCTTCAAGAAGATCATCGACCCGAAGGTGCTGGCCGAAGACGACAAGTCGCCGGAACTCCAGTCCGCCGAGCAGATGATCGAGGCGCTGACCCAGCAGTTGAACCAGACCATGGGCATGGTTGACAACATCCAGAACTCGATGGAAGCGCAGGAGATGCAAATCAAGGCGTATGACGCCGAGACGAAGCGCATCTCGGCGGTTCAGAACGCCATGACGCCAGACCAGATCCACGACATCGTCATGGGCACCATTGCGGCGGCCATTGAGACGGGCGACATCTCGAATGGTCGCCCGACAATGCCGCAGCCGTCCGAACGTCAGATGCCTCTGCCGCCTGAAATGCCGCCTGAAATGCCGCCTCAAGGAGCCCCCGTATGAGCAGTTGCGACAAGTTTCTCGGTATGCTGTTCCTTGCGCGCGACGTTACGCACTCGGCGCACCTCAACACGCGGTCGTTTGCCAAGCACCAGGCACTTGGCGGGTTCTACGACGAAATCATCGACTTGGCCGACAAGTTTGCGGAGATGTACCAAGGCAAGTACGGCTTGATCGGGCCGGTCATGCTGATGTCGGCCGACAAGTCGAACAACGTGCTAGAATTTCTTGAGCGGCAGGCGACAGAAATCGAAGAAATTCGGTATAAGGTCGTAGACAAGGAATGTACGCCGCTTCAGAACGTCATCGACGAGATCGTAGGGTTGTACTATACTACGATTTACAAACTCAAGTTCCTCGCATAAGGAGGCTATCATGGGCCTTAAGACCACAACGCAGTGCCTTGGCTACCAGCAGATCACCAGCCTTTCGGCTTCTACCGCGTTGACCGTTCCGACCGGGGCCACTCTGGCCCTGATCGTGGCCGAAACGCAGGCCGTGCGCTGGCGCGATGACGGCACGGCGCCAACGGCTTCTGTCGGTATGCCGCTGGCGACCGGCGTGTCGCTGTCTTACGACGGCGATCTCAAGGCCATTCGGTTCATCCAGCAAACCGCTTCCGCGATCATTAACGTGTCCTATTACGCATGATCCGTTCCCCGGCTGGCTTTGATGGCGGCGACCGCATCAAGCGGTATCTGGACTATTACCAGCCCAGCTACGGCGTAATGATGCTGTCGGCAGGTCAGTTTTCGCCTGCTTTGTTGTTTGCTGCTGGTGAGCAGGGCGTCTGGTACGATCCCTCCGACTTCTCCACGATGTTTCAAGACAGCGCAGGCACCACACCCGTCACGGCGGTGGAGCAGCCTGTTGGCCGCATACTCGACAAGTCTGGAAGGGGGAATACCGCCACGCAAGCCACATCCGCTTCACGCCCCGTGCTGAGTGCGAGGGTGAACGAACTTTTAGCTACTGCTACGTTGGCAACGCAAAATGTTACGACACGGGCGGCTACATACACTCTTGCATTCAGTGGTACTGGCACAGTCACGGCGTCTGGGACAAATGTCGGCGTATATAGCGCGGGGTCAAACTCGTTGGTATGCACTGCGGGCACTTTGACGCTGACTGTATCTGGCTCGGTAACATCTGCTGACCTCCGCGTCACTAACACTGGCGTAGGTCTTCCAGCCTACCAGCGCGTCACTACCAGCACCGACTACGACACCACGGGCTTCCCCTATTACCTCCGCTTTGACGGCACGGACGACAGCATGGCGACTGCCACGTTCACGCCGGGAACTGACAAGGTGCAGTTGTTCGCGGGCGTCAGAAAGTCGGTTGATTCGGGAGTGAATGCGGCGCTTGCAGAAACAAGTGTTAGTGGTGGAACAAATTTTGGAAGCGTTACGGTTTGGGCACCAGATTTTACAGGGGCTTACTTCTTTAGGGCGCGAGGTAATGACCCTGTTGGCGTTGGTGCATCATCTCCCGCGTCTTACCCCGCTCCCATCACCAATGTTTTGTCTGGTCTAGGCGATATTGCTGGCGATAGTATGCTTCTTCGGGTTAATGGCGTCCAAGTTGGCTCTAATTCGGCTGACCAAGGCACAACCAATTTCCTTGCTTACCCGCTCTACATTGGTCGCCGTGGTGGAACCACGCTGCCCTTTAACGGCAACCTCTACAGCCTGATTGTTCGCTTCGGCGCAAACCTTGACGCTTCTACAATCAGCAACACGGAAACGTGGGTCAACGGAAAGACGCTGGCATACTGATGACCAAGGTAACAAAGACTGACACAGGCTACGTTGCCAGCGACAGCGGCACATGGCTCCCCGGCGTCTACGACAGCAAGGAGGCGGCGCAGCTTGCCGCGACACTCAATCCCGCCGCTCTTGCCGCAATCTGGAAAGAGAAACTGGCGCATGACAATGACCCCCGCTTGACGATGGAGGACTTGGCGCATGGCTGACATCTTCCGCACCCTCATCGTTCCCGCCGCTAACGTAGACCTCGCCCGCGCCATCGCCACATCCTTTGGCCCCGGTGGCGAGGGCATGTGGATCACGCCGCTCTCCGCATCCGGTCTTGACCCCGCCACGCACTACATTTCATCTGGCTACGTTCCGCCTGAGTATGGCTACCTTGTGCCGCTACAGGTTTGGGCGTTGGATGAAGAGGGTGATTGGGTGCTGGTAGAGAGTGAACCCGGCGATCCCGTGGCGGTCTACACGGCGGCTACTGCTCAAGGCGTTGTCTGCACGCAGGACGATGTAGACGCACTCTTCGCCGCTGCTGACGTTACTGAGCAGGAACCGTTCGTGGCAATGGGCCGACTAGGCCTGACCATTATCAACCCTCCGCTTGACACCACAACCACAACGTAAGATATTGCCGAAAATCCGACTGGCCGGATGCCAGGGACCGAAAGGTATGTGAATGACCGAGAACGAACTAGCGGTTGCGACCGCGCCGGAACAGGCCCCCACGGCGGCACCTGAGCCCGAAACAGACAATTCTTCGCCGGAACCGACGCCTACGGATGCGCCCAAAACCTTCTCACAGGAAGAACTGGACGCCATCGTCGGCAAACGTCTCGCAAGAGAACAACGGAAATGGGAGCGCGAGCAAGCGCGGAAGCAGACGGCCCAGCCTTTGGCACCCCCGCCGGAACCGCTGAGGCCCGACGACTACGCCAACGCGCAAGTCTATGCAGAAGCCATGGCGGAACGCAAAGCAGCAGAAATGCTGGCCCAGCGCGAAGCCGAGGCGGAACGCACGGCAACGCTCGAAGCCTATCAGGACCGTGAAGAGGAAGCCCGCGGCAAGTACGACGACTTTGAACAGGTCGCCTACAACCCGAAGCTCCCCGTCACGGAAACGATGGCGCAGACCATTCAGGCTTCCGACATCGGCCCCGATGTGATCTATCATCTGGGCTCGAACCCGAAGGAAGCTGAACGGATTGCACGTCTCAGCCCGCTCTTGCAGGCACGGGAAATCGGGAAGATCGAGGTTAGACTGGCTTCATCTCCACCGGCCAAAAAGACCACAACCGCCCCGGCTCCTATCGCTCCGGTCACGGCCCGCACCTCTGGTGCACCTGCGTTCGACACCACCGACCCGCGCTCCATCAAGAGCATGTCAACGTCGGAATGGATCGAGCAGGAACGGCTTCGCCAGACGAAGAAGTACGAGGCACAACGTAAACGTTAAGCCAAGGAAAAGACAATGGCTAACAGCATTCTTACTATCGACATGATCACCCGGAAGGCTCTCGAAATCCTTGAGAACAACCTGGTGATCACCCGCAACGTCAACCGCGCCTACGACGACAGCTTCGCCGTCGAAGGTGCCAAGATCGGTTCAACCCTCCGCATCCGTCTGCCCGACCGTGCGCTGGTGACCGACGGCGCTGCCCTTCAGGTGCAGGACGACAACGAGCAGTTCACCACGCTCACCGTCTCCAACCAGAAGCACATCGGCGTCAACTTCACGTCGGCCGAACTGACCATGCAGCTCGACGACTTCGCAGAGCGCGTGCTCAAGCCGCGTATTTCGCAGCTTGCGTCCTCCATCGACGCTGACGTTGCCAACTCCTACAAGTCGATCTTCTCGACCGTCGGCACCCCCGGCACGACCCCGGCCACTTCGCTTGTCCTGCTTCAGGCCCAGCAGAAGCTGAACGAGTACGCTGCCATGATGCCGAACCGCTACGCCACGGTGAACCCGGCGGCCAACGCGGGTCTGGTCGAAGGCATGA